GTCGATAACGGGAACCACGTTATCCCTACTTGGGCTGATATTCTTAACCGTGCGGGACTGGGAATGGAAGTAATGCATGAGCGTAATGCTCACAACTTCCCACTTGATCTGGCAGCAGCATCTACCACTGAGGTAGCACTGACTGCACCATCTATTGGTTAATTAAAACGTCCGTTCATCCCACAAGGGACGCATGACATGAGGTGACATGGAACGGGGTTCCCTCAGTTCTCTATTGGAGGATACTATGCCAAACGTTGAAGTTCGTCAGCGTGTGCGTGAGCAAGCTAAAGCTATCAAAGAGCAGAAGCTTGTCTATCGCGGTGTGGCTTACCTTAAAAGCCGCTAAGTAGTTCTGTCATTGGGAGGTGCAAATCCTCCCTTAGCAATTGACATTGGCCCGTACGCGGACACCCTTTGTCGAACCGGTTCGGTAAAAGACCTTAGAAATTTTACCACAAAAATTTTTTATCAATCGATTGGTAGTGTTTTATATTAATTATTAATTATTACGATGGCTTTTCAATCTTCTACAAACCCTGCTCAGCTTACACAGCTGGGTCAGGCCAATTTAGCGGGTGATACCCGCGCTCTTTACCTGAAGCTATTTTCAGGTGAGATGTTTAAAGGATTCCAGCATAACACAATTGCACGGGATCTGATCATGAAGCGTACCCTGAAGAACGGCAAATCTTTGCAGTTCATCTACACGGGTCGTACAAAGTCTGAATTCCATACTCCTGGGAACAGCATCCTTGGTGATACCAATAATGCACCTCCGGTGGCTGAGAAGACGATCACAATTGATGATCTGCTGATCAGTTCAGCTTTCGTGTATGAATTGGACGAAGTTCTGGCTCACTACGATCTGCGTTCAGAGATCAGCCGTAAGATCGGCTATGCTCTGGCAGAAAAGTATGACCGTCTTGCATTCCGTGCTGTTGCACGTGGTGCACGTCAGGCTTCTCCTGTGTCTGCTACTAACTATGTTGAGCCAGGTGGTACACAGATCCGTGTAGGTTCTACCACCAATGACTCTGACGCTTACGTTGCTGCTAACCTGGTTGCTGCATTCTATGATGCAGCTGCTGCTCTTGACGAGAAAGGTGTATCCAGCGATGGCCGTGTTGCCGTGCTGAACCCACGTCAATACTATGAATTGATCCAAGCTGTTGGTTCTAATGGTCTTGTGAACCGTGACGCTCAGGGCACTGCTCTGCAGTCCGGTCAGGGTATCATCGAGATTGCTGGTATCAAGATCTTCAAGTCCATGAACATCCCGTTCTTGGGCAAGTATGGTACTGCTTATGGCGGCACCACTGGTCAAACCAGCCCTGGTAACACAGGTTCTTTCGTTGGTGAAACCCTGGAAGATGCTTCTGGCGCTTCTACCGGTATCAACAATGATTATGGTACTGCTGCTGAAGTTGGTTCTAAGTCCTGTGGCTTGATCTTCCAAAAGGAAGCAGCCGGTATGGTCGAAGCAATTGGTCCACAGGTGCAAGTCACCAGTGGAGACGTATCCGTGGTCTACCAAGGCGACGTGATGCTGGGTCGTCTCGCCTGTGGCGCTGACTACCTGAACCCTGCTGCAGCCGTTGAGCTGTATGTAGGTGCTTCTGCCCCTTCTGCATTCTGATATCTATTTTGGGAGTCCTTTCGGGGACTCCTTTTTTTTAATTCCTTATTGAGAATAAGAATCAATGACATTTCCTACCACTAATGCAACACAGGAGCTTCCTGCAGTAAATCAGATTTTGCAGTCATGTGGTCAAGCGCCTGTTACTACCCTAGATCAAACCAACCCGGACGTTGCGATTGCCTATCAGACTTTACTTGAAGTCTCTAGGGAAGTACAGGCTGAGGGGTGGTCATTTAATAAGGAGTTCCATTATGATATGACTCCTGATACTAATAACGAAATCCTTATCCCTAATAATATTTTACAGATTGACCTGACGGATAACTCTGCTAATATGGATAAAGATGTAATCAGACGTAGTGGTAAGCTTTATGACAAAGCTAATCATACCTATACGTTTACTGAGAAGGTAGAGTGTGATATCACCTGGTTGTTTGACTGGGTTGATCTCCCTGTACCTGTTGCTGACTTTATTACAGCACGTGCCGCTACCATTGTTTCTAGTCGTATTGTTGGAGACGGTAATCAATACCAAATCCTACAACAAAAAGAAGCTTTTGCTAGAGCTATGGCAATGGAGTATGAGTGTAATCAGGGTGACTATACATACTTTGGTCATTCAGGTAACACTAATAGATATACAAGTTACAAACCGTACAACGCACTTTATCGATAAATGGTTGCAGTTACTCAACGAATCGGAAGCTACCTTGGTGGCGTATCAAAACAATCAGATAACAAAATGTTGCCAGGTCAAGTTCGTGAGTGCTACAACGGATTTCCTGATGCAACATATGGTCTAACTAAACGACCAGGTTTTAAACATATTGTTAACCTAGGAACTGGTACCACCTATGATGATGGTAAGTGGTTCTATATTAAACGTGATGACGACGAAGAATACGTAGGTGTTATCAAAGGAAACACAATTAGCCTTTGGAATGCAGTTAGTGGTAACCCTTGTACTGTTAACTACGGTACTGGTGCTCAGTCTTATCTAAATGGTGTTAAGACAAACTACAAAATTATTACCGTACAAGATACCTCTATTGTTATTAACAGTAATTTTACTGTAACTGCACAAGCAGCATCTACGTTTAATGCCCACCGTGTAGCAAGTATTGAAGTTCAGTACGTAACCTCTTCAACTACCTATAAAGTTGATATTAAAATTAGCGGTGTAACTCAAACTGCTACTTATACAACTCCTAGCTCTGCTGATGTTAATACGATTCTAACTGATTTGGAATCTGATATTAACGCTATGACTGGTAACCACTCTAACATTACTGTTACTAGACTTGCCAACTCTTTGGAGCTTACTAGCACAGTTGACATAGATGTTCATGCTGAAGGTGGTCTTGACAACAAAGGTCTGACCGTTGTTGAAGATGAAGTAGGTAGTGTTTCTGAATTACCTATTAAATCAGTACAGAATCGTAAAATTAAGGTTGTCAACACTAACTCTAGTGCTGATACTTACTGGGTTAAATTTGTAGCACATGATGGTGTATCTGGCGAGGGTTATTGGGAAGAGACTAGAGACCCTGGTGTATCACCTGGTCTTAATAACTCTACTCTTCCCCATGAGCTTATCAATACTGCAGTCGATACGTTTACTTTTCAAAAAATTACGTATGAAGACCGTCTAGTTGGTGATGATAATACAAACTCACATCCTAGCTTTATAAACGAAAAGATTACTGCAGGATTCTTTCATAACAATAGGCTTGGTTTCTTATCTAAGGATAACGTAATCATGAGTCAGTCTGGTGATTTTTTTAATTTTTATTTTAAGTCAGCTCAGACTACTATCGAATCTGATCCTATTGATATTAGCTGCTCATCTATCAAACCTACGGCTCTACACGCTGCACTACCTACGGCTCAGGGTGTTGTACTATTCTCTGAAAACCAGCAGTTTGTGATGTTTGCTGACGCTGGTGTGCTTACACCTGCACTAGCTACTATCCGTGCACTCTCTAATTATGAGATGGATCGGAAAATTGAACCTGTTGATGCAGGTACTAACCTTAACTTTGTCACTAAAACACCAGGTTACTCTCGTGTTTTTAGTATGGTTACTAGGGGGCGACAAGAAAACCCACAAGTGCTAGACTTATCTAGAATTGTGAAGGAATGGATTTCACCTGATATTGATCAGATGATTTCTAGTCCGCAAAACTCAATGATTGCGATGGCTGGTCAGTCATTAAATGAGGTTTTTCTCTTCCGTTATTATAACGATGGTAAAGAAAACCTGATGGAAGCCTGGACTAGCTGGTTAATGCCTGGTACCGTACAGTTTATCGAGACTAACTCTGATGATATGTACGCTGTTACTAAACAAGGTAACCAGTTTGTGTTATCTAAAGCTGCACTAAGTCAAAGCCCTGAACAAGCTATTATCGTTAACAACCAAGGCCAAAAAGTTAACCCTAGTGTAGACTTATATGCAACTGCCTCTAGTGTTGTCTACGATTCAACTACTGAGATTTCTAAGTGCTACCTACCTTACAATGATGTAACTACCTTGACACCTGTTATTGTTATTAAGGGTAATACAAGTTCCGGTTCATTTGTTGAATCAGGTTTTACTGTTACACCAGAGCGTGGTAGTGATGGTACTGGTCCTTTCTTTAGTGTAGCCAAGAAAAACTTAAGTGGTGTTGCATCAGATGTTATTGTAGGTTTTAAGTATAACTTAGATGTTGAACTACCTAGAACTTACTATAGACCTGATCCCAAGGTAACAGATTTTACTGCTAACCTTACCATTGCACGTATGAAATTTGCTGTTGGTTTGTCTGGTATGATGAGCTTTAAACTACAGCAGACTGGTAGATTACCTTTTGAACTTGAGTTTACTGGTGATGGTTCTACTACTACCTATACGTTTAATAAGCGTGACCTGGATTATGTAGATAGGTCTGATGTTTCAGTAACTGTTAATGGTGTTAATCAAACTGGATTTAGTTTTAGTAACGACACAACGGTTGTCTTCAGCTCGGCGCCGGCTAACAATGCAAAGATCAAGTTCTTTATTAAAGACTGGTTCAGTGTACAGCCTACAATTGAGGCTAACACATATCTAGCTAATGATGTACCGCTTGATAATGAAAACGTGTTTACTATTCCTATCCATCAACGTACAGAAAACTTTAGATTAAAAATGTTTAATAACTCACCGTTTCCGGTAGCAATCAATGCTATGATGTGGGAAGGTCAATACACACCACGTTTCTATAGGAGGGCTTAATTATGGCACTAGGTATTGCAATGGGTATTGGTGCTGTAGTTGGTGGCGGTCTTAGCTTTTTTGGAGCTAAAGATAAAAACAGTAAAGCCGAATCGGCAGCAAGACGCCAAAATGAATACGACAAAAAAGTTTATGAGTTTCAATATGGAGAGATAGGTAGCGGGGAGATTGGTGGAGAAGCTCTACGGCAATATGATTTTGCGGTAGAAGGGCTGGAAATTACAAAAGCAAATAATGAAGCTAACCTTCAATTTCAAGAGTCCTCAGCGGTTCAGCGTTATAATTATGACATGGGTATTCGTGCTTACGAATTTGCCCAAAATAATCGTGTATATGATAAGTCAGTCTCTACTGCATTGCAGCAGAAAAGTTTTAACGAACTTGCAACACAGGCTGCTAATACAGATCAAGACAGACTATATCATGAGCAGTTAATATCACTGTCATTAGATGAAACCCAAACACTTCTAAACTATGGTGCAGCAGCAGCTGGCGTTGGTTTAAAGAAACGAGCATCTAGGGCAGCAGCAGTCGGAGCGGCACAGCAACAGAGAATATCAGCTTTAAAAACTGTTGGTGCCTCACAAGCTCGTGGTGTATCTGGACGTAGTGCTGCTAAAAATATTCAAGGTATGTTAGCAGAAAGTGGTGCACGTCAGGCTACTATTGTTGATAAACTTATGTTTGATTCTGAAGCATCTGACCAAGAGCTTTTTAAAATGAATCAACAACTGGTAATGGATCAGGTTGGTTTTGAGTTTAGTAGAGACAGTGCTAAGATGAGTGACACAGTAGCACGTACTAAGATCAAGGCTCAATCACTACAAGCTGCTATTAATGCTGCAGCAAGTATTGCACTTAAGCCTCAAATCCAACCTGCTATGCCTAAACCGATTGCACTACCGCGTCCTGAATATCAAGACGTGTATAAACCAGTCCAACCACCTGAACCAATGGAGAATGTTGCTATGACAACCAACCCATTCTTGTCTGGTCTTAGCGGTGCTATTGAGGGTGCACAAACTGGTTTGAGTATTGCTTCAAATTTTAATTTGCCCCTAGGCTTGGGGGGCCAACAATCAGGAAGCTCGAGGAGCCAACAACCATGAACTATACAAGCCGGCTGGCCTGGTAATCGGAATTATTAACTAACCTATGTCAAAATTTAAAAGCTTTGCACAGCAGGGTAGCTTTAGGGATTACCAAATCCAAGCCCCTGACGAAACCGGTAAAATTAAAGAAGAAACAGCCCGCACCATTCGTGGTAAACAGCAGGCTCAGGCGTCTCTAGAAAGACAAAATAATCTATACCTACAAGCACAAAAGCTTGCTCAAGGTGTAGAAGAAAATCAACGTGAACAGAACTTTAAACTTGAAACTGAAAATCGTAAAGCATATCTAGATTCTCTTCGTCGTGATAACGAAATCGAGACTAGAAATGATAAGATTGCAGCAGCACAAAGTGCAGAAACTTATAAGCAACTCAGTGCTTTCTCTAAATCTGCTTTTGAGTTGTACGGTCAATACCAGGAAGTAGATCTTAAGCGTAACCAACAGGATAATGCTAAACTAGCTTATGTTGCTGGTGCTGATTATAAAACAGTTATAGCTATCCAAGCTCTGGGAGATAATCTCACTAGATCTGAGTTTGCTCAAACAGAGTTTATGCGTCAAAAGCTTGAAGAGGGTGGTAATGTAGATGCCCTCTTTGCATTGTACGAAAGGCGTGCAAGTAAGGCTTTTATTAATAACATAGCTGTCGCTCAGAATACTGCTTATGGTTATGGTATTGCAGCGCAGCAGGAGCAACTTGACTTTAAAAAAAGGTTTGAAGAAGAGAATGGAAGGATCCCTACAATTCAAGAGCAGAAGATAAATAGTAAAGCTTTTGAAACTGAGTATTTTGTAAATATTACAGGTGCTGATGGCAGAGGTCTGAATTCAAACTTAATGTCTACGTATGTTGCACCAATCATGCATCGTATTCAGACAGGTTTTGAATCTGACTTTAATAGGCAACAAAATAAAGAACAACAGTCTATTGTTAAGCAGAATTTTGCGGTATCGATGAATACTGCCTTGAATAATGGTGGGATTGCAGCAGTTATAGCTGAAGTAACAGCTAATCCTACTGCAGAAAAGTTTGCAATGACTGCCGACTACTTTGTAAATAAGTCTCTTGATTTTGGTCCAACTGGTATAAGTTCTGAAGATCTAGAAAACATCCTTACTTATGAATATGAAGGGGTTAATTTTAAGCAGACCGGTAAGAAAACTACTCTTAGACTATCTCGCGGTGGTCTGGATGATGTTGCTAAAATGGAGCAATCCCTTAATATAAGACGCAGAGCAGAGAAACAACTGGATAGAGCTTCTGCAGAAAATTTAACACGTGAGGCTCAATCGAGAGGTATTGAGTTATATAATGAGGTAGCTGCTGACGGTAATATCAGTCAAGCGGAATATGAACGCTCACAGGAACAAGATAGGGAATCTGGTATTGCTGGTTTTGAGTCTGAAGGTACTAAACAGATGGCAAAAGAGCTTGATAGTGTAAGGTTTGAAGGTGCTTATACAAAAGTGTTTGACAATCAGTTGGACAAAGGTACTCTTACTCTGCAGGATCTTGATCAAAAGGGTGTTAGCTTTAAGCTTAAGCAAAAGTACGCACCACTGGTTGAAAAGCAAAACCTGCTGATGGATAACCAAACCTACAAGGATGGTGTTACTGCTATTGGCAGTGCTATTACAGAACACCCTATGGTTGCTAAAGGTCGTATTGGTAATAAAGATCATTACTCTACAATCTTGTTTAAGGCAGAGCAAATCCAACAATTTAAAAAGGATGTTCTGAATGGAGTGCCTATTTCAGAAGCTGTCTCAGGTAGGCTAGGTATTATTTCCGGTCTCCAAGCTACTGATGGTGCTATCACTCCAACTGGTCACTACACTAAGACTGTTCAAAGTCAAGCTGAAGGTGCTGTAAATTATAAGGAAGCTCTGCAAGAAGATAAGGCTTTTATTGAAAGTTCTATGACACCTAACTTTAGAAAAGACCCTTATACTGCTGTAAATGCTTATGGTCAAAATAATTTTTATGAAGATTACTATCCTATGCAAAGAGGTGAAGTGACATCACAACTTAAAAGACGTGCAGCTGTTATGGGTGTATCGCCTTTAGTTGCTATTAACTTCCTTGCATCAGGTCTTAGTCAACCTGCTATTGCTATGGATGCACAGGTCCAGGCTATTGCTAATAAGATTACACCTATTGCTGGTAAGTTAATTAATACTTACCGTAACTCTGGCAGCCACCTGAGCCGTATGAGTAGGGCTGATAACATCATGGATAATACTATAGCTGTCGCCCGAGTTAGAGGTGAAGCTCCTAACCCAACCCCACGGCAAGCGTATGATTATATGCGTGCATTAGGTGTCTCTGACATCCACGCTAAAGGTATCTTGGCTAACATTGAGGGTGAATCAGGGTTTCAAACTGGTGTAATGGGAGACAACGGTATGTCTGGTGGTTTATTCCAGATGTACAATGACCGTTACCGTAACATGACGGGAGCAGTTCCTGACTGGAAAACAAATTGGCGAGGACAGATTCAATTTGCTTTGCAAGATGATTCAGCACCTGACTACCTCCAAATGGAGTTTAACAGCCCTGAAGAGGCAGCTGATTGGTTCTTAGAGAACTATGAAAGACCAGCTATGGAATATAGACCTGGACGTAGAGAACTTAATAGAACTTTTATTCCTAACCTTGGTTTTTAATAAATGAATGATTATGAAGACCAACTTCTAGGGGGTACGCTCCCAGAGCTAACTCCAGAACAAAAGGCTGAGCTTGCCCAAGAGCAGGAAGAAACTCAAGCCGATCTGGAGATGCTTTCACCGGAAGTTGAACAACCTGAGATGCCACAGGCTGCAGCTACGGCTGCTCCTGTAGAGACACCTCCACAACAAACAGAAGGACCAGAGCGCTATGGTTTCCTTCCCAAAGAAGTAGCAGAACTAACTACAGCACCAGGTGCAGGTATTTCAGATTTTATATTTGATGCCCTTAATCTAATCCCTAATGTAGATATCCCTAAGGCACCTAAGTTTGAAAACCAAATCGGTCAAAGTGTTAGAGAGATTTCTTCTATTGTCATTCCGACTGTAGTACTTGGTGGTGCTGGATCAGCTGGTATTGCTGCACGTGCTGGTCAAGTTAGTAAAGCTACTAAATTAGGTAAGTTTCTTAGTGATCCTCTTACCAAGCACCTAGGTAACATGGCATTTACTGCTGGTGCAGGTGCTGCTGTTGACTACACAGTAGAGCTTAATCAGAAAGACGATAACCTGGCTGGTACACTTCGTAAGACGTGGCCTAGGTGGTGGGGCTGGGTACCTGAAGACCTTGCTACACTTGATAGTGATAGCCCTGAAACTAAACGTGCTAAGAACGTAATGGAAGGTGCCTATCTTGGTATCGGTGTTGATATGGCACTAGGTCTTAACAAACTATTCCGTAATGTACGTGGTTTGCAACAGGGTGCACCAATCCCTAAAACTGAAAAGGCAGCAGCTGCTTTGGAACGTATGCGTATAGCAGAAGGTGATGTAGAAGATGTTATTGAAACGTCTGCTGCAAAACGTTCTGACTCTTTAGATGAACTCGGTAGCTACAACGTAACTAAAGCAACCGATCCTAACAATCCTATCTTTGGTTACCATGATCTATATGGTTATCAGGAGACCGGTACACGTTCTGTAGATGATCTTGGTATTGTCGGTGCTTCTATTGACACTGCACGTATTGCTGGTGACATTGATACTGTATATGGTCGTATTGGTAACTCAGTATCTGAGGGTGCTCTTAAGTTTAGCCTTGAGGGTATTGAAAACCAACAGGCAGTACAGAAGGGTCTTGCTGATGTTTTAACTGAAGCTGATGAATACGGCTACCGTACTGCAACAGGTAAAGAAGTTAGTAGTGAACAGATTAAAGATGCTGGTGAACGCTTGGCTGCACAGTTCTACGAACAAAACGTAGATCAACTACGTACAAGTCTTACTGGATACCAGCGACTCAATCAGACTACTAATGTCTCTGTGCTATCTGAGACAGCTTACAAGGGTGTTGTAGGTGCTTTAAATAAGTACATGGATGATTTTGTTAACATGGATTACATGCGTGCACAAGCGTACGTAGGTACTTCTTTTGCTGGACAGATCTCAGACATGGCACAAGGTTTACGCCTTACTGAAGGTACACCTGCTATTGAACGTGCACAAGAACAGATCCTTGATCGTATGGAGTTCTTAATGGTAC